AATATTACTCCAATTCCGAGAGTCTTAAGAGTTCTTACATAATAAGTATATAATTCAATAAAAAATACATACTAAAATAGATGTATTACTAACTTGCGAGGTGTTAAAAAATGAATCTTAGTCCAATGCAATTTTCGTAAAAAAACAACAGATTCTACTGGCCATATAATTTCAGCATGTATCGAAGTCGCTATTCTAATTCTAAGTTTTAAAACATGGCACGATTGCAATATTAAGAAGAAAAATAGAAACCATAATTAATTTTTTATAGACATCAATAAATTATTCTTCATATTCATTTACATAAGCCCGCAATTTATAAATGATATTGATTTTAACGAGATCCTCAGAACCTGTCCTATCAACACGATGTCACTGTCATAACTCCACATGTGATTGCATGTGATTGCATCTAACTTCAGTATTCTCGGCAGCTATACCGGGAATATTTGTTTATCTTATTCCTGCAGCTCCTATGTCTGGAGTACAGTTATGACCTGCATCAAAAGATAATATTATTATTCATTCCCCCTATTTTCCTAATAATTTTACGGCACCTACAATGGCAACAAGTATTATAATAGAAAGACCTGCCAGCTTTATGAGTTCAATCATAATAGACTGCCAGGCCTTTCTATTTGTATCGTTTTGTGGTTCAGGTAGAGATTTTATTTCTTTTACTGATTGTTTTATATCTGTAATATCTTCTTTTATCATTTTTACATAAACTCTCGTTTCTGCCATTCCCATTTCTAGGTCTCTTATTCGCTGCTCCTGAACGCATTTATGCTCATCCATTAAATCACTTCCTCTAAATAAATATAATTAGCCTGCTCATTAATATAAAAAAACTTACCTCGGTTATATTAATGAGCAGGCATATTTAGTGCATATACATAATCTACAGTTAAATCATATTGTATTTGTAGAAGTTTTAGTTACTGATGAAGCTAACAGTGTATGTGCAAAAGCAGGAAATAAATATGAAACATATAAAATTCCAGTTGTTGTATTAATTCTTATAAAGAGCTGAGTGTCATCATCCCATCTCAAATAATAATTATAATTTTCAAATGTAGCAGAATTTGTAAAGGAGCCTATATTACCAGCAGTTGATAACATAACACTTAAATAGCTTTCGTTTAAAACTACCACAGTTCCACTGGAATCACCTACTTTAACAAATATTTTCCCCTTTGCCTTAAGTCTTGATAAACTAATATAACTGTACGTAAAAGAAGCAATATCTATAGTTTTATTATAAGTTCCGTCAGTGAGCAGCATACATCTGCATGGATTACTGGTAGTTCCATTAGCATTAGTAACCACATCATCAACATAATTGTTTAAAATTCTTCCACAAAAAGCATCTAAATAAGCTGCATTTGCATATACTGGATTTATTCTATTTTCACTTTTAGCTTCATAGGTTTTCTTTCCTGTTAGTGCATCAAATAGTTCTACTGAGAATACTCCCCTCATGGGATAGTCTTTTAGTTTATATTTAGCTATCTCTTTTAATTTTCCAGTTATTAAATCTCTGTTGAAGGTTAAACTTTCTCTTACAGTCATAATCAACCTCCTGTCTTAACTTAAAATAATATTTACAGATTCCGTTATATTTTTATTTAGATTACAGAATTTTAGCACTTAAATTCCAGTAAAAATTTTGTTTTTACTGGAATTATATTTTAATACATTTATTTAAAGGATTGGTATCTCTTAAGACCGGTAGGTCGCTGAAAGAATTATAAATTCCCATTTCTCCAAATAATTGTATATAACGATTTCCAGTTTTAATTTAAATTAAGTACCATCTAATATAGGATTGATCCAATTATGGATTATAATTAAATTCTCTCTCATATCTTCTACAAAATCTATTTGAAGCATATTATTTTTTCTAAAATCTCTTATACAACGAAAAAAGTATAGTTGCATTAAATTAAAAGCAAGCATTATAAACATTAATACTGTCTCAATGCCGTAGGGCTATGAAGAAGACAATGATCTAAATGCCATTCGGTTTTCAATTGACGAAAAGCATTATTTTCCATAAAGTTTCTGATGAAGTATACTTATCTGTTGTTATAATCCATGATTCTCTAAATTCTATTTTATTTCCACTATGAATTTCTTCTGAAAATTCTAGAAATCTAACCTTAATATCTAGATTAGGCATTTCAAAATTATCTTCATCTCAAGCTTTTTTCAAAATAATTTCCAGTAAAAATTGTAATTAATGATTTTTACTGAATTATATACAACTCCTTATAAATCAACGGGCTATCGCCCTAAAAAATTTCAATGTGCTAAAGTTCTGCAATATTAACATCTTAATATGGTGGAGGTGAGGAGACGTTATTTCCTGTTATAATATACAAATTATTTAAAACATATACAATAACGCAAATATCCTTCATTCTGCGTAAATGTGCCCCCCCTAACACAAAAATTCCCCCAAACCGTAGTCTGAGGGAACATAAAACACACTTCAATATTTACTTAAAATCCTTCAAAGCCCTTGATATCAGGCTATTTCTTTACTATCCTCACTACGCACTCCACATGTGTCGGAGCTACTATCAGAACACAAATTTTTAACCTCGTTATTATTATGTGAACACAATTCATCAGTTCTATGTCTACCTTTAGCATTTTTTCTTTGAGGTCTAAATTTATTCCCATTTAAACTATTCTTAAATCCTGTTTTGTAGACAAATGTAATTTGTGCAGGGTCTTTATTTCCGTCTTCATCAATCCCACCTATAATAACTTTTTCTACTACACTTTCAAAAACATATCTGTCAAATTCATCTAATACCTCATTTTGTTCTAATGTCTTCTTAAATTCTTTTAAACGGCGTTTTATGTCTTTTTCATTTTCAGAGGTTTCAACAAGCTTCTTTCTATCTTCAATAAGGTTTTCTTGAGTTACTACCAAATCAGCATATTTTGCTTCATATGTAGCTTTATCGATTGAATCCTCTAACCTCATGTCAACTAACTTATTTTTCTTTCCCTCTAGTGTATTTATTTCCTTATCTATTTTTGATATTTGCTTATTAACGTTACTACTATTTAAATTATCCTCCATTCTCTGCAAAAATTCTTCAAGTACTTCTTTATTATCAGAGCATAATAAACGATAACTTTCTACAAATGCATCTTCGATAGCTTTTTCTGGTATTGCCTTACTATCACTGCAGAATTTTTTTCCTTTTTTAGTAGCTGTAACACACTGCCAAACAACTTTACTGTGGTCTGTTCCACTATGCCAGTTTCGTCTAGTTAATGTACCACCGCAAAAACCACATTCAATTATACAACTAAAAGCATATTGTCTACTGAATTTTTCTCTTTTTATATTTCCGTCACTAATTTTAACCCTGTTTTGATTCCTTCTTTTTAGAATTGCCTGTGCCTTTTCAAAAGTTTCTTCACTAATAATTGCTTCGTGGTGGTCTCTAATATAAAATTTATCTTCTTCGCCAAAGTTATCTAGTCTTCTCTTTGAAATTGGGTCAACAGTAAAAGTCTTCCCCATAAGCAAATCGCCTTTATATTTCTCATTTTTAATTATCCCAATTACAGTTGATTGCGCCCATGTGGTACTTCCATATCTTGTTTTATAGCCAAGATTCTCTAGTTCTTTACCAATTACCGACCCACCAGCTCCTTCAATATATCGGTTAAAGATATATTGTACAATTTTAGCTTCTTCTTGGTTTACAGTTATTGTTTTATCCTCTGGATGATAGTCATAACCTAAACATCCTTGAAATCCAACCAATTCACCGCGTTTCATTTTCATTTTAAGTCCTTTTTTTACATTTGCAGATATATTTTCAACCTCTTGTTGAGCTACAGAACTAAGAACTACAAGAAGTAATTCACCATCCATTGTAAGAGTATTAATCTTTTCATCCTCAAAATAAACAGCAATATTCTTTTCTTTTAGCATACGAACATATTTTAATGTGTCCAAAGTGTTTCTTGCAAAACGTGAAATAGACTTTGTAATCACCATATCAATTTCACCATTCATACATTCATTAATCATTCTTTGAAAATCTTCTCGTTTTGTCACCTGTGTTCCTGTAATTGCTTCGTCTGCAAAAATTCCAGCCATAGCCCATTCTTTATTTTTCTTGATTAATTCGGTATAATAGGCTACCT